AGCTAAAGGTTTAGAATATCGTAGAGAGTTTGGCAGAGGTGGAACAGAAGTAGGAGTTGCAAGAGCTAGAGATATTAAGAACAGAGTTAACTTATCACCTAAGACTTGTAAAAGAATGAAAGCTTTCTTTGATAGACATCAATCTGATAGACAAGGAGAAGACTGGGGCAATGAACATAATCCTAGTGCAGGATATGTAGCTCATTTACTTTGGGGAGGTGATGCAGGATACTCTTGGGCAAAGGCTAGAGTTCGTCAAATAAATGCAGTAGATGACAAAAAGTCCCTAAGTTATAGTGCTAAAAAAGGAGAAACAACTAATTTAGTATATAAAGCAGATACTTTTAAGATAGATTTTGACCAAGTAGATGAAGATGCAATAAGAGCTTTACAAAGCAATAGTGTTCAGACAAATAACTACAATGAATTGTCTACAGTATTATCTACTAAATTAAATCAAGTGATTGCAGATTCTATTGTTGAAGGTCGAAGTATTCCAAGTACAGTTGCAGAAATGCAGAAAGTACTTAATCAAGAAACGTACAAGTTAACCAGGATAGCAAGAACTGAAATGACTAACATTACTAATGAAGGTAGATTAGCATCTTATCAGAAGCAAGAAAAGATAAGAAAGAAACCTTTTCGTTATACTTTAGTTGTTGCATCAGGTGCTAGAACTTGCGAAGCTCATAGACAATTAAACAGTAAGATTCCAGCTAAAGGATTACTGATGAATGAGTTGATAGAGTTACAGCAGAGTATTGGAGCAATCTATGGCTTTACCTTACGAGGGAACTCATTGTTGCATCCAAATCAAAGAACTGTATTGATGAGGGTTCCATGATAGAGGATCAAGAATTTTGGGATTGGTGGAATACATTATCGGATCAACAAAAAGAACAGGAGATAGGAAAATGAGTCGGATGCCAGACCACATAAAAATTTATATTTCTAATGATAAATATGGACATCATGGAAACGGTAAAATAAACCAGGAGGAAGAGTGCGACCCGTGTTATTGCGGATGGACAGGAGTTGACAATGACGGTTGCACTTGTAATTTAAAATGAGTAGTTGTAAAAAATGTAGAGCAGGACCAATGTCAGTACACATTCTTAGTACGGGATTTTGTCAAGGATGTACTAATGAATTAGCATGGAAGCAGGGTGATAGAGTAGCCCGTAAACAAGCCAATAGAGCTAGGCGAATGGCAATGTATGAAAAGGGTAAGAAGATTATTGAAAAGAAATGGAAAGACAAGTATGGCGATGCTACTGTTGATGAAGTTCTAGGCTACTAATGGGAATTACAATCAAGGGTGGGGATCAGTTTAAATCTATATTACAAAAGATAGCAGATGAACATCCAGAAGTCCTTGATGCAGCGTTAGACGATACAGCAGACGCAATGTCATTATCAGCACAAATACAAGTTCCTGTAGATACAGGCCGTTTACGAGCCTCTATCAACGTTAAAAGAGAGTTTCTAGTAAAAGTAATTGGTACCAATGTAAAGTATGCGCCTCATGTTGAGTATGGTTCACCAGAAGGCACTGGTCCCAATGGCGGTCCAAGACCGTTTATGAGACCAGCTTTTGAAAACAACCGAAGAAGAGTGGCTGAGTTCTTTAAACAGAATCTTTGATCCACTTACTCAATAATTCCAACCATTCCTCCATAGTCACCATCGTTGTCATGCCAACATTGATAACAGAATCCTTCGTACTTGGTTTGACGGATTTGGCCATCGCATAGTTTACAGCGTTTAGAATAAACCATTCAAAACTCCTAATCCTTTCTGAACACGTTCCTCAGATTTCTCTTTCTTACAGAGGTGGCATTCTTGCGTTTGAGCCTCATAGCTTTCTACAGGATAAAGCTCTTCCCAACCACATTCGCAAATTACTCTTGCATAGCGATTGGAGGGGCTTCTTGTTGAACACTCAACAAGGGTGCTGGCCATAGTGTTGGCCTTCGGGCGACGAGTGGATTTACCACTCACAGGAGGGACTTTCACCCTCGGTGCGGATGCACACATCTTCTTAGTGCCGAAGCACTTGTCGTATATACCCAGTAGCGCCCTGCTTATATAATCTTTCCCTGCTTTATTCGACTGTTTTTTAGCTACAAATCACACCGATAATCTTTATATAACCCTAGCGTCTGGGATAGTATGAGTAAACAAAACTCAACAATCAAATCGGCACAAATCGACGCAAAGAAAAGAAAGGTATGTCATGCCTGTGAAAATCCAATAGGTGGATGGGCAGGTTTGTCACAATGGCATAATGAATATTGTAAAAGGCCAAGTGCAAGAGGTCCAATGAAAAAAGGAAAATCAATGAGGTTTTAAAATGACTAAGATTTCAAAATTTAGAAAATGTGATTTTTGTAATCAAGAGCTTAAAGCATACAAAGTTCTAGATAAAATAAGACATGGAAAATATAAAGGCAAGTTGGTTGAAGGTTATCAATACAATCATAAGAATTCAAACTATAAACATATTACTTCATTTAACACGTTTAAATGTTACAATAAAAGAAAAGCCGACATAACCATTACAAATAAATAGTAGCAATACTAAATCCAGTTATGGACAATGATTCCAAAGGCTGGAAAGTCTATCGAAAAGAATGGTACAATGATAGAGTCATGGAGACTTACATTAACTCACCAATTATAGATAAACAGAATGACTTGATCCCCACAGAAGTACTTGAAGAGTCAATGGATTTCTACATGAAGTACGGAGTTTATTCTTATCAACACGAAGAGATTCCAATAGGATTACCATTAGCTTACAAGATTGATGAAGGCAAGATAAAAGTAAAGTATGGAATACATGATCAATTAGAAATGCATCATAATGTTTGGAAAGAAATTAAAGACTTCGGAACAAAAGGAGCAAGCAGCATTAGGGGAGAAACATTATCTCAAGATATGGTTTGCCCAGATGGAGCTGATACTTGTTTTAATAAAATAAATGATTTAGGTTTGTGGTCTGTATCCTGGGTGGGAGATAATCCTGCTAACGTAGAAGCTACTGTAACTGACGTTGCAATGGCTAAAGCCGACAAAGCAAATAACTTTATAAATGAAACTAACAAAATAGCAATTATGGCTAAGAAAGACGATGACTGCGGATGCAGCACCGAAAAAGCAGAAGAGACAGAAACTACAGAAGTAGTAGAAGAAGTCAAATCTGAAGAAGTTACAGTTGAAGTTATTTCTCCTGAAGAGCTACCTGATGTTGTTGAAGAAGAGGAAGCTGAAAAGATGGAAGAGGAAGAAGAAAAAGAATTATCTCTTGAATATCTTGCAGAAGAAATGAAAGCAATGCAGGCAAAGCTTGACGAAATGACAGAACCAAAGATGGAAGAAGAAGAGAAAGAAGAGGAAGAAGAAGCAGAGAAATCTGAAACCGAAACCGAAGTAGAACCTTCTTTAGAAGTCGTTATGAAATCACTTAAAAAATACGGAATATCCGTTTACGCTGGATCTAAGGTTACACCAGTTTCAGCAAATGACAGTCCTAAAGCAGAATCTTTTGATTGGAACAACGTTTCTAAAACATGGGATGAACTTGAAGATACAATAGGAGACAACTAAATATGGCAGGAATGAGTATGGAAGAATATGTGAACGCTTATTATGGCGGCACACTTGGAATATCCAAGAGATACGGCATTAGTAAAGCTGACGACAATATAGACACAACTGGCCTAGCTGGTGGATTGAACACCATGTTTGGTGCTAAAGTTTATAGTCAACTAAATACTAAGTCAGAAGTTTTTAAACTTTTGAAGAAGGAACCATGGACACAATCAGGTTTCAGAGCATTAACAGCAAGAGCTACAACAACCGCTGGAGTTGCAGAAGGTGGAGCATTCCCAGAGACTGACCACCCAGAGATTTCTGAAGTTACTTTGACTCTAAAAGAAGTTGTAACCCCATGGCAAATGTCTTCAAAAGCTGAGATCTTATCAGAATCAGATGACGGACTTGGTAACTTAGCAGCATTTATGAGAAAAGAAAATGGAGAAGCACACGCTTACTACATTGACCAACAATTACTAAAAACATTTGAAGTAGACAGTGACGGTTCAGCAAGTGGCGCAGGTGCAGGAACTGCTGGAGTAAACTTTGAATCTTTAGATAGAGCAACAGCAACATTAGCATATGCGACAGATGGAAACAATCCATCAGGTGGAACATTGCCAGCAGCAGTTGATATGTATAGTCAAGATATTAATACTGAATCATGGTTTGATGCAGGATACACTCACTTTACAGCTGATGGAACCAACGATGCTTTAGCTTTAGCAGACATTGATGCAGGACTAGCAGCATTATTAGAAAATGGTGCAAACTACAACGACCTAGTTATTCTAACTGGATACGATACTTACCAAAATCTAAAACAATTAATGCAAGCAACAACTGGAGCAAGTCATTACAATCTACCAACAACAGGTGCAGCTAACGTAAACGGAGTTACTGGAGAAGCTGGTTTGAACTTTGATTCACGAGTCGGTGCATACGATGGAATACCAATTTTCCTA